TTGTTCCAATGAATAAATTAAATGTTTATCATTGTGATATTAAAGAAGCCAATGTGTTAGTTCAAATTAATCAAACAAAATTAATTACTCGTTTAATTGATTGGGGATTATCTGTTTCTACTACTGCTAATTCTGAAAAAATACCACTTAAACTTTATAGAAGACCTTTTCAATTCAATGTTCCATTTTCGTCTATTTTTTTTAATAAAGATTTTATGAAACTTTATACTAATTTTTTAGAACTCAATTTAAATCCTACTTATTTTCAAATTAGAGAATTTGTAATAAATTATATATTTATTTGGAATGATATTAGAGGTTCAGGACATTTATCTACTATAAATAAAATTATTGAAAAATTGACTATAAAAGATCTAACTGCTATCAAAAAAACAAAAATCAAAGAACATTTTATTGAGTATGATTTTACATATTACTATATTATAGAATACTTATCAAAAATTTTAGAAAAATATACTAACAATGGTTCATTAGATATTATGTCTTATTTTGAAAATGTATTTATTAAAAATATTGATATTTGGGGATTTATAATGATTTATATTTCATTATACGAATATTTATATAATACGTTTGATGATTTAAACGAATATCAAATGGAGTTTATTACTAAAATAAAGTACATTATTATTCATTTTTTGTATGAAAATCCATTAGAACCTATTAATGTATCTTCTTTAGTTAATGAACTAACAAATTTAAATACAATTATTGAAAAATTTAACATTAACCATTCGTCAAAAAAATTAGAATACAATATAGGCGGATTTACAAAACATAAACAATACCGAAGGCAAACTAACAAAAGAAGGCATAAAAAAGTAATATTAAACACAAGAAAAAGAAGATAATATTAAATATTAATATATTATATGAAATTAGAAATATTAATATTTGGAATTACAGCATTTTTATTATACAACGCATATTATGATGGAAAATATATAAAAATGTTTTTAGTCTATAAAAAATATTATAAAATGGCATTCATTGGATTTCTAGCACTTTGTTTTTATATAATGATTAAACGAAATCCATTACAAACTAAAAATATGCTTTTATATACTAACAATATGATTAAATATATGCCTATTGATAAATCATCTATGGATCTAATTTCACCAATATTTGATTTATCAACAAAAAGCAAAGGTTTTATGGAAGGGTTAAATCCAGAACCTAATTATAATCATAATTATAATCATAATTCTAATCCAGGGTTATATCAAAAACCTGTTAAACGTTCTGTAAGCGAAACTAAAAAAAAATATGTTGCCTCAATGCAAGATTGGAAATGTGGACAATGCACTAAAAAATTATCACATACATTTGAAGTAGACCATAAAATAAGATTAGAACATGGCGGAGGAAATGATGTTGGGAATTTAGTTGCCCTTTGTCGTGAATGTCACGGAGAAAAAACAGCAATGGAAAATATGTAATTTATTTGCCTTCTGAATCTTTATCTTTTCTTAAAAGTATATAATATGGATACATCAAAACCACCAATATCTTTAGAACAAGCATTAGTTTCGTATAATTTATTAATTATAATTTTAATATTATTTTTAGTTTTAATGCTATTATTAGCGATAACAAATATAAAAGGGTTTAATAAAATATTTGGTTATGAAATTTTTATTACAGGTCCAATGATACTATTAATATTTTTTCTTATAAAAGAAATATTTGCTTTTAAAAATAATCCACAATCTTCTTGGCTTTCTTACTTTTCTTTAAAAACTGAAGTTATTCCTATTGTTTCTTTAATAATAGGATTACTTGGAATTTTTACATTTTTTATGGTCTTATATGTAGGCGGAATATTTTCAAATAATCCTCCAGAAAATAATACAGCCACAATTATTAATTTTTTAATTATTCTATTATTTATTATAATATCCACTTTAATTTACACAAATAGTCGAAATAAAGATAGTAATACATTAAAAACATTTCCAAAAGAATTACAAGACCTATTTTTGTTAAGAACAAAATATACTATTATGTTTGCGGCATTTGTATTCTTAGTTACATTATTATATTTTTATAATCCTTGGGGAATAATGACTAATTATGGAGGTCCGGTAGTGTTTTTTAGTTTATTTGTTGGAATAATTATGGTTATTATGATTACCATCTATCAATATTATTTAGCAAACCCATCAAAAGCAAACTTATTAGAAAAAAATTCTTCTCCATTAGTTTTTCTTATTAAAGGATTTTACATTTTAGGTTCTCTCGGACTTTCATTTGGGTTAATATTTGGCACTTTACAATTAATGGGCGTATTTGATCAAGATGCCAGTAAATCCAACTCTTGGGGTCATTTAATATTTAATTTTATTTTATTTTGCGCTATGTTAGGAATTATTTATAAATTAGCCAATGCCGGGGGGTTTTTAGATAAAAATCCATATTATCGTTTAGTGCTTAATACATTACTTTATATTCCTTGTCTATTTACTGGTATTATTTCACAATTATTTAAAAAAAATGAGAGTCCCCCAAATCCATTTGAAATTAAAATGTTATTATTAAGTTTGGTTTTATTGGTAGGTTATTTTTTATTGTTCTTTTTAATTAAACCTTATATTCAAAAATTATATTTAAAACAAGGAGGTAAACAATTAATAAATCAACCAATATCAACTGATGTACTAACAAATGTTTCGTCTTATCAAGAATTATCCGGTAATGATAAACTAAATTATCAATATGCTATATCTTTTTGGTTTTATTTAGATGCGTTTTCTACAAGTAAATCTAGTAAAATACTACCAATATTATCATATGGCGAAAATCCATCTATAAATTATAGTCCAGCAAATAATACATTATATATAACTGTCCATCAGTCAGATACATTCACGGATGATTATAATAAAGAAAACACATTAAATAAATTGCCTGATATAAAGAAACATAATAATGCCATAAATGATATAGAACTAGTTAAAACTATGCCATTTGGAAAGGAAATTGATGCTAATGGTAATAGAATAATTTATACACATTCTGATGTTAAATTACAAAAATGGAATCATATAGTATTAAATTATAATGGAGGGACTTTAGATATTTTTTATAACGGAATGCTTGTTAAGTCCGCAATTGAAGTAGTTCCATATATAAAATTTAATATGTTAAGTGTAGGATCTAATAATGGGGTTAGTGGAAATGTAGCAAATTTAATGTATTTTAAAAACCCTTTAGATATTTTAACGATAAATACATTATATGTTTCACTTAAAAATAATAATCCGCCTGTTATACCAGAAAATAAATAAAAGGTAAACTCTTTTATAACTCCATATACAAAAATAAAATTTAAAAAATATTCTAAATATATAATATAATGGAAGTTAAAAATATAATACTATTTGTAATTATAGTTATTTTATTAATCATAGTTATTAGGTATGTTATGAAAGATGTTAATACATTAAGCGGACTTACATCTGCTAAAACTTCACAACAAATTCAACCGGATGATTTAGCCTCTTCATCTTCTAGAAATACAAGCAATTTTACATATTCTATTTGGTTTTTTATTGATGACTGGAATTATCGGTATGGAGAACCTAAAGTTATATTTGGGCGTATGACAACTGGGACCGGAACTCAAGAACCTTGTCCATCAGTTACATTAGGACCTATTCAAAATAATATTATCGTTTCTTTAGCAGTATATCCTGGGTTAGATGAACAACCAGAAGATGGAAATAATTATATTGTTCATAATTGTTCAATTGCTAATGTTCCTATTCAAAAGTGGTGTAATTTATTAATTAGTGCTTATGGACGAACATTAGATATTTATTTAGATGGAAAATTAGTTAGAACTTGTGTTTTACCAGGAGTATCCAAAATTGATGCTACTGCTCCCATTTATGTTACTCCAATGGGCGGATTTGCTGGATGGACTTCTAGATTTCAATACTGGTCAGATTCGTCTGATCCACAAAAAGCTTGGAATATTTATAAAGCCGGATATGGCGGTGGATTGTTAGGTTCTATTTTTGGTAAATATACTGTTAAACTATCACTTATGACAGGAGATACTGAAGACTCAAGTTTTACATTTTAAAAAACGTGTATATTTTATTTTTATTATTTTTATAATAGTTTAACTTATTCATTAAATAATAAAAATCATTGTTTTTTTTAAATATATAATATATATAAAGATGAATTATTCTTCCAATACTCAAGGAAATACATTTAATCAATTTTCAACAAATAAATATGTTAGTTCAACTCAAGAATTTTTTAAATCAAATAGTCTTGTTGCTCAAGTTGCCTTTTTTTTATTAATTTTATTTGTCTTTATTATTTTATTACGAGTTGGGATTACACTTTTAGGATATTTTTTAGGTCCAGTAGGAAGTCCTAAACTTATTGATGGAATGATTGATGCTAAGCAACTTATTGTTATTCAACAGGATCCTTCATTGACAGATTCCATTACTATTACCAGATCATCCAACGCTACTGAAGGCATTGAATTTACATGGTCTGTTTGGATTTATATTGATGACTTAACATATAATTCTGGACGTTATCGTTGTGTATTTTATAAAGGAAATGATTACGCCAAAAATCCAAATTCTCAAGATTCTCAAGGATTAAATTTTCCTAATAACGCACCTGGATTATACATTTCTCCTAATTCTAATTCTTTAGTTGTTATGATGAATACTTTTAATGTTATTAATGAAGAAATTACGATTGATAATATACCTATTAATAAATGGGTTAATGTTATCATTAGATGTGAAAATAATACACTTGATATCTATGTTAATGGCACAATTATTAAAAGTCATCATTTACACGGAGTTCCTAAACAAAACTATGGAGATGTTTATATTGCTCCTAATGGAGGATTTTCTGGGTATATTTCTAACTTATGGTATTATAATTATGCCTTAGGAACTGCCGAAATTGCTAAACTAACAAATAAAGGACCTAATACACATATGAAAGGTTCTAATGGTCTCAATATTAAGAAACCAGATTATTTGTCTTTAAGATGGTTCTTTTATGGAATGGGAGATGGATATAATCCAACTCAATAAATTGTTACATTTTTATTGTTTAAATAATTATTTCATTTTTTTAAATTATTTAAACATTATTATATATTAAATGTCATGCTTTAAAAATTATTTACCTCAACCACCTAGAGATTGGTCCAGAGTTCAAAACACTTGTATTGAATTAACTTTATCAGAAGCCAATCAAATTGCCATATCAAACAAAAAAAATGTTTTACAATATAAGGCAAATAGTAGTAATCTAACAAAAGCACAAAAGTATTCTAATATTGCTAAAGGATTTAATAATAATACTACTTGGGCAACTCAATCAACGCGTAGTAAATATACGAATCCTAATACAAAAAATCTTGAACGTAGTGGAAATATTCTTAGTTGTCCACAAATTGTTATTCCTATTGATGAAAATTTACTATTTAATGTTAAATATGTAAACAGTGATATTGATATTTCTACAACTTCGAAAGAAATACTTGAGGATATTTCTTCTTCAAAAGAACCTTATACACCAGACGTTTTTATACCTGAGATTTATACACCAGTTTACTCTACACCAGTTAAAGTAACCCCTCAACCACCTAGAGTTTGGTATAGAGTTCAAAATCCTTTTATTGAATTATCGCCTCTAGAAGCTGACAAAATTGCCATGTTAAACAAAGGAAATGTTTTACAATATAAGGCAAATAGCAGCAATTTAACTAAAGCACAAAAGTATTCTAATATTGCTAAAGGTCTTAACAATAATACTACTTGGGCAACTCAATCAACACGGGGATATACCAATCCAAATACAACAAGTCTTAAACGTACAGGAAATGTTGTAAATATTGAGATAAGTTCTAGTACAGGCGATGTTATTGGACCTACTTTAGAACCAGTTACTTGTCCAAAACCTATTATTACTATTAATGAAGATTTACCATTTAATAATGGTACTGGAGGTGGAATAAACCCTGATATTCCTTTACCGGTTAATCCTACTCCTGGAAGCAATGTATTTCCTAATATTATTCCTGTTATGCCAGTAGAACCTATTGTTATACAAGATGGTGGAGTACTTATTTGTTCTATTCAAGAAAATGTTTGTACTGGAGAAACTAAATCAACTATTTCTCAACAATTATGTAATCCTACTACTGATTCAAATGTTCCTGGACCAATTCAAGAGTTATGTTGGAATGATGGAACTCAAACTTGGTATCCAAGACAACGATATATTATGACAAATAGTGGGAATAAATTTCCGTATAATTATAAATTCTAATACTATTTATGCTCTTAAATTCGGGTTCATACAAATTGCCTGATTTGGAAATATATTTCCGCTCATGCAACCATCATTTACGCCTATTTCCGAGCATACTCTATTTCCTTTTTCTTCTCCAATATAGCACCAGCCCGATTTACCGGTTGTCTGTATTGAACTTCTTGACTCATCTGGGGCAACATTTCCTGATTGTTTTGCGTTGTCTAATGCTCTTGACAATGAATCTTGTTCTTGATTTAAATTTTGATTTTGATTTTGATTTATATTTACATTTTGATTTAAACTTTGTGGAAAAGATGATGATGACGTTTGTCCTCTAGGGATAGATACTCCTGAAGTGGCTACTGCTGTTTGTTGAATTGTATCAATTGTATTTGTTGCAGTATTAGATACAATATCAACTCCCGATTTAGCGCCAGTCGCACTTGTATCAATTATTTGCTTTGACGTTTCTAGCGCATTATAATTAAAAAAATTTAAAATTGGACCAAATATTTGATTAAATAATAAAGCAGTTTCTTGAGTTCCCCGTGCCAAATATGCAAAAATATTTATACCCAATAACGCTAAAATCAAAATGATAACAATCCAAGTTTGCCAAGAAATATTATAAAAATATCCCATAAATGAAGAACTATTGCTAGATATATCTATATTTTGATTTTCTGACATAGGCGACAATGATGGTAAATCGTTGTCAGGAATAATTGATTTAATATATTCATTTGAACTCATTATTATAATTAAAATACATATTATTTTTTGCTATATTTAATTTATTAGAATACTTTTTATAAAAAACAAAAATAACAATGCTAAAATATTTATATTACACCTTTTCTCATTTGAAACGCCGATTTTCACAAGTTATGAAATAAGAGTTTTACTTATATTTAAATACAAATCCAGCAGAACTTTTTCTATTTCCCGCTAAAACTAGACTTATTTTCAATGTAGAGGTTATATTATATTCTGTTTGTAAATATTCTTTTGCCTCAAATTGATAAGTAAATGTTTTTATAAATGTCCCATCAGTTTTAAAAACATCAAATTGTTTGTTTTTTCCTTTTCCATCTAATAATTTTTGTCTTGCTTCTGGGTTGTTTTCATAATATTTTTTCCTTTTTTCACCATGTTCTTTTCCCGCTTCTGGATTTTCTTCATAATATTTTTTAATTTTTTCACCACGTTCTTTTCCCGCTTCTGGATTTTCTTCATAATATTTTTTAATTTTTTCACCACGTTCTTTTCCCGCTTCTGGATTTTTTTGATGATATTTTTTCTTTATTTTGCTCATTTGTTCTCTTGCTTCTGGATGTTCCCAATGTTTTTTCTTTATTTCGCTCATTTGTTGTTTTGCTTCCGGATTATCTTCATAATATTTTTTAATTTTTTCACCATGTTCTTTTCCCGCTTCTGGATTTTCTTCATAATATTTTTTAATTTTTTCACCACGTTCTTTTCCCGCTTCTGGATTTTCTTGATGATATTTTTTCATTTTTTCACCACGTTCTTTTCCCGCTTCTGGATTTTCTTGATGATATTTTTTCATTTTTTCACCATGTTCTTTTCCCGCTTCTGGATTTTCTTGATGATATTTTTTAATTTTTTCACCACGTTCTTTTCCCGCTTCTGGATTTTCTTCATAATATTTTTTCTTTATTTTACTCATTTGTTCTCTTGCGTCTGGTTTTTCTTCATAATGTTTTTTCATTATTTTGCTCATTTGTTCTCTTGCGTCTGGATTTTCTTCATAATATTTTTTTCCTCTTTCACTATTTTTTTGGTTATCCTCTTCTGTAAAAACATATCCGTTAAGTCCCTCTCCACCATATGTCATATTATATCCATTTCCATTCATATAATATGAATTATAGATTAAAATGTATCCAATTTCCTTTTCACATAATTCTTCTTCTGTATTTGCTGTATCTATTTCTATAAGTTCAAGTGCGTCTATCATATCATATTTTCTTAACGCATTATATAGATATCTTGTATTGTCACTTTTTGCACGGCATTTATGTTGTTTTGTTCGTTGTTCTAATGAAGTAGTTGTTAGACCAATATAATGTTTTCCATTAGGAAATACTATTTTGTAAATATAACCAAAAGGCATTTAATATATGTTATTAATTATGATATATATTTTTTAAATCAATTTTATATGAGAAAATTGTAATGTTTGTAAAAGTATTTAAATATTTATATTTAATTAACATATT